CGCGGGAAGCGCCGGACGTGAGCGAGCTAGTGGAAAAAATCGCCAATCTTAGAAAGGCTCTCAGCCATGAGCGATGAAATCAAGGCCGCCGTCGGCGCGGTCGAGCAACTGCACAAGGCTTTTGAGGAATTCAAAAGCACTTCGAATGAGAATGAATCCAAGCGCGATGCGGTCCTGGAAGCAAAGCTGGCCAAGATCGAGGCCGACATGGATGCGGCCCAAAAGATCGCAGACGAGGCCGCACTTGCAGCCAAGCGCGCGCAACGGTCTGCCGTCGATGCAGGCGAGCCGGGCGTTGATCTTGACGCCAAGGCCCTTGCATGGGCCAAGGGCATCGCACGCCAGCGCGGCACCGATGTTCATGAGTACGGCGCAAAGGGTCTCGACGCATACAAGGCCGCTTTCGACCGGTATCTCCGCAAGGACGACCGCGCATTGACGCCGGACGAAACGAAAGCGCTTTCGGTTGGTTCCGATCCGGACGGCGGTTACGTGGTCAATCCTGATCTTTCAGGCCGCATCGTCATGAAGGTTTTCGAGACAAGCCCGATGCGGGCGTATGCATCAATTCAGACGATCAGCACAGATGCGCTTGAAGGGCTTTTCGACCTTGAAGAGGCTGCTTCGGGCTGGGTTGCTGAAACCGACACGCGAACCGAAACAGCCACGCCGCAGGTCGGCAAGTGGCGCATTCCGGTGCATGAGCTTTACGCCAAGCCCAAAGCCACGCAAAAGCTTTTGGACGATGCCGAAATCAACATGGAAGCCTGGCTTGCATCCAAGGTGAGCGAGAAGTTCGCCCGCGATGAAGCGGCGGCATTCGTTAACGGCAACGGCGTTGGCAAGCCGCGCGGCTTCCTGACGTATGCAGACGGCACCACGCTTCCCGGCACAATCGAGCAATTCGACACCGGCGCGAATGGTGCTTTTGCATCGGCACCCGGCGGCGCTGATGTCCTGCTTTCGGCCTTGTATGGCTTGAAGCAAGTCTATCGCGCGAATGCCACCTGGTTCATGAATAGAACCACGACGGGCCTTGTGCGGCGGCTTAAGGACTCCAACGGCGAGTTCGTTTGGTCTCCGGGCGTTGCTGCTGGTCAGCCTGCAACGTTGCTTGGCTATCCCGTGGCTGCATTCGAGGACATGCCGGATCCGGCGACGGGTTCGCTCTCGATTGCGGTTGGCGACATGCGCGAAGGGTATCAGATCGTGGATCGGATCGGCATTCGGACGCTTCGCGATCCATACAGCGCCAAGCCTTACGTGGAGTTCTACACGACAAAGCGCGTCGGCGGTGACGTGGTGAACTTCGAAAGCATCAAAATCATCAACTTCCAGGCTTAAGGGGTAGGCAATGAGAGACCTCCATAATAACGTCGATATCATCGCCACCATTGAACCGGTAGCAGCCGGGACGACCGGAACCGGTCAAACAGGCAATGTGGTCGACACGCGCGGATATGATGCCGTCGAGATCTCGCTTTCTTATGGCGCGATCACGGCAACCAACGCGACCTTTACGCCGGTGATCCTACATGGTGACGTAACGGGCACGATGACCTCGTGCGCCGATGCTGACCTGCTCGGCACCGAAGCGGCGGCGGGCATTGCAGCGGCTGCAACGCGCGTCGATGGCGTGTCAGAAAATGTCACCAAGCGCATCGGCTACATCGGCGGCAAGCGCTACGTGCAAGCGAACATCGTGAACACGGTAACGGCTGCAACGCCGGTCGCGGCGAATGTCATCCTGCATCGCGCGCACAACGCGCCGGTCGCGACCTAAGACCAAGGGCGGTCCCGTGCAAAAAAACGAGCTGAAAGGCAAGCATGTCTCGATCCTCGGCATGGGACCGTCCGTCGATGCGTTCACGGATCACGTCAAGCGTTTAGGCGGTGCGTCCGCTTATTGCGACGAGGTGTGGGGCGTCAATGCGCTCGGCGACGTATTCCGATGCGACCGTGTTTTTCACATGGACGACATCAGGGTTCAGGTGAAGCGCGCCCAAGCCCGGCCGAAATCCAATATCGCAAACATGGTTCGCTGGATGCGCGGTCACGCGGGGCCGATCTATACAAGCCACGCCGATCCTGACTTTCTGGGGCTTGTCCGGTATCCTTTGGAGGAAGTCGTAAAGGATCTGGGCGAGGCTTATTTTAATTCGACGGTTGCTTACGCTATGGCCGCCGCGATTTATGCAGGGGCCGCGCGGGTTAGCATCTTTGGTTGCGATTACTCATACGAACATAGTCACCACGCAGAGCGCGGGCGGGCATGTTTGGAGTATTGGATCGCGATTGCAAAACAGCGCGGCGTCCAAATCAGCGTTCCAGCCTCCACGTCGCTACTTGACGCGATCGACGGCCCGGATGCGTTGTTCTACGGCTTTTGTGATGGTCACAAAGTGCGGCTTCAGGACGACATGAGTCTGACCATTGAGCCTCGCGAGTTGCCAACAGCGGACGAGATTGAAAAACGCTACGACCACAGCAGGCCGTCGAATGAGTTAGTACGGAGAGGTGCAAGTGAGAGCTAAAATTGTAAAAGAATGGCGCGCCGCGCCGCAAGGGCATACGGTCGTGGTGATGCAGCCCGGCACAATCATCGAGGGGCCGCTTGCGCAAGTCGCGATCAGTGAAGGCGTGGCGGAAAGCGTTGGCGTTTTGGAGATTGTCACCAAGATCGATCCGCCGCCCGAGAGAAAGCGACGCGGACGCCCGCCCAAAAATAGGGACCTTGACGCATGAGCCTCCGCGCGCCTCTGCAACTCTATCAGCAACGCGGCAACGTTCTGACCAGCGCGCCAGCGGTCGAGCCGGTGACGGCAAGCGAGTTGCGCGATCATTTGGTGGTGGACGCCACGACGTTGCCTGACGGCGCGGCGAATGATCTGATTGCAGAAGCGCGGCAATCAATCGAGGACATGACCGGGCTTGCGTTCATTACGCAAAGCTGGCGGCTATCCATCGACCATTGGCCGCAGGCGCGCGAGGATTGGTGGGACGGCTGGCGCGAGACGCATATAAACCAACTTTACGGGCCGCGCGGCTCATGGGCGAGCTTGGAGCTTCCACGCTACCCGCTTCAATCCGTGACAAGTATCACGGTTTATGATGAGGACAGCAGTTCCACCAGCGTTACGCCCGCCAATGTTTTCGACATCGATGCAGCCCGGATGCCGGGCCGCCTGACGCTCAAAGTAGGGCAGACTTGGCCGGTTGCCTTGCGGGCCAACAACGCCATCGAAATCGTTTATGCAGTTGGCTACGGCGATGCGGCCTCAGATGTTCCCGCGCCGATCAAACGGGCGATCCGCCAGCTTGCGTCTTACATGTACACCCACCGGGGCGATGCGTGCGAAGTCGGCGATGCCTACCATATCAGCGGGGCCGCCGCGACGCTCGGCATATATAAGGTCGCCCGCATATGACTTGGCCTAGCGGATACGATATCACGCGGGGCTTGGCGCAAGGTTGCAGCGTAAATCATAAATTCGGGCGGAACCTTTCCGTTGGTGGAACATTTGCGCCGGTTGCGATTGGCGGCATATACCGCACGCCGCAAGTCTCAGGGGCTACGGCGCTACGCATTAAGAGCGGCGGCAATGCCAACGACACGGCGGCAGGCACAGGCGCACGGGCGGTCACATTGCAGGGCCTCGATGCCAATGGCGACGAAATCACGGAGACCATAGCAACGGCAGGCGCAAGCGCGAGCCAACCAACGACCAAGCAATTCTTGCGGCTTTATCGGGCATACGTTAGCGCCTCCGGCACCTACGCCACAGCAACGGCGGCAAGCCACGCGGCGGCAATCGTCATCGAGAACGCAGCGGGCGGGACCGATTGGGCGACGATTGCTGACACAACCATCGCACGCGGGCAAAGTCAGATCGCGGTGTATAGCGTGCCACGCTATCGCGAGATCATGATAAAAGGCCTCAGCATATCAAGTGACGCGGACAAAAAAGCCAATCTGATTTTATTTCAGCGCCGCAACATTCTTGAAACCGCCGCGCCCTATGAGGCGTTGCGACTTGTCGAGGAATACCCGCAGGTGGCGGGCCTGCATCAAATCCAATTCAGCACGCCGCTAGGGCCTTTCCCGGAACTGACAGACGTCGGATTCATGGCGCGTTCAACCAGTACAACGATTGATATGTCTGTCAGCTTCGAAATTGTGGAGTTTCGCCCGCAATGAAGTGCTGCGATTATAACGCCGGAATGATGCGCGAGCCTGTTACATTCCAACGCCGCACAAGAACGGCAGACGGCGCGGGATCGTGGACTGAAACGTGGGCGACGATATCAGGCGCGCCATCGCGCGGTCACGTCACGCAAACAAGCGGGCGCGAGGCGGTCCTGCACGGGCGCAAGGAAGCGCACGCGGCGGTCAAGATTGTGGTCCGGTATTGCTCGACAGCAATTCGCGAAGCCGATCGCGTGCAAATCCGGTCGATTAACTATAATGTTTTGAGCGTCAATAACCTCGAATTTCGCAACCAATGGCTTGAAATCATCGCCGAACGCGGGGTTCCCGCATGATGAAAAAAGACAGCATCACGGCAGAGATCAAGGGCCGTGCAGACTTTGAAAAGGCCTTACGGAGTCTGAGCGAGGAAGTTCAATACGTAGTCGAGGCCAGGGTTGGGCAAATTGCCCAAGGCCTCAAAGAGGCGGTGCTTGCAAACTACAAAAAAACCGGAACAGGAACGGTATACTTCCGCATCCCTGGCGAAAAGTATATGACGATCCGAAAGGACAGCATGGACGGACCGCCAGTCGCATTTGTTGCCGGGAGTGGATCTCAGAATCTAAGCTTGCAGCACCAAGCATCAGCGCCCGGCGAAGCGCCAGCGAAGGACACCGGCGGGCTTGAACGCTCCGTATATATCAAGCAAACCGGGAAAGCCGCTTACGAACTCGGCATAAATGACAATAAGACATCCGACGGGAAGACAAGCTACAAGCAAGTCGCGTTCTGGCTTGAAAAGGGCACGCCGGGCGGCAAGATCAGAGCGCGTCCAAATTGGGAGCCTGAGACTGAGAAGGCGCGCGAAGCGTTTGAAGATGTTATGCAAAAGACCATTGCCGCAGCCATCAAAAAGAAACGGTCGGGCCGATGAACCTCGACGGACTCCGCACGGCGCTTTTTACCAAGCTGAATGTATCAGGCCTCACAAGCCAGCTTAGCACGGCATACAACCCGCTTGCGGCGATATTCAACGAAATCGCGCCGCAGGTTGATGACTCGGGCAACCCTTCGGCCTTTCCTTATGTAACATATAGGATCACTTCCGACGTGGGGTACAATGACAAGGGCGCGACCGGAACCAATGCGATTGTTCAGGTTGACGTATACTCACGACTTCACACAACGCAAGCGGAAGACATCGGCAAGATCGTGCACGGGCTATTGCACCGGCAGGCGTTGGCGTTCACCGGGCACATCACGACTGAGTGTGAGGGCATCGAAACAATAACGGATGCAGACGGCGAAACGCGGCGTTGCATGCTGCGATTCCGTGTTATTGCGGCGGCTTAGGTCGCATGGTATAGGCAAGCCAACTTTTCTGGGGGCAGATCATGGCTAA